TTGGACGAGCCAGCACATTAGGAATTAGTTTACCAGAAATATTTAAGACATATGTTGGCACAAATAAAACAATATTTGATGACAGCAAGGGAATGTCACTACTTGGTTACCGATTTAGGACTTATAAGAGAACAACATCTGTTTCATTTACCAAGAAGCCATCATAATATGGTATACTATTGGTTATGAATAATGAAAAACCACGCTTCCCTGGTCAAATTGGTGACTCAAAGGTAACAGTAATTGACAAACAGTATGATTGGGGCATCTATGTTTGGATTAAAGAAAACGGAAAGCCCTTTACTGACGGTCAGGGTAACGTCCTGAACATCCCTTCACACCGTGGAGATGCCATTCAAATGGAAAAGTTAAAGAGAGAAGCCTCTGGCCTTGGGCAGCCAAATGGTCGCCCAGAGTTTTATCCAGGTATGGCAAGGATTTCAGAAGAAGAATACTCCGAGCAGTTGGACAGAATGAAGCAGGGACTTATACCAAACCTTAACGATCTAGGTGCTGTGCAAGCAGCGAAAGATACTATCGCTATGTATGGAGATGAAGAATAATGTCAGAGCAATACATCCGTGACCTAGGACTTGACGAACTGCAAAAGCAGGATGACACCTTTAAGGCACAAGACCCATTTAATCGTTCTTGGGACGAACTAAAGAACTTCTCTGGTATTGAGAAAAACTTTAAGCGTAGAACAGACAGAATTGAGAAACTCAACAATGACCCAGTTGTAGAGTCAACCTTGCAATATAACAATGTTGACGTAATGTCTCAGGGATACCAGGACAGTGCTCTTGCTGTAAGAGGCGGTATTAACGGAGCCTCATCTAAGGAGATCAATCCTGGAAGAGTATACCGTAATGGCTATGGTCTATTTGACGTAATCACTCCACCATGGAACTTGTATGAATTATCAAACTACTACGACAGATCTTTTGCAAACCACGCAGCCATTGATGCCAAGGTAGAGAATATCGTTGGACTAGGTTACGAAATGCAAGCCACACAGAGAGTACTCATGGCACTTGAGGCATCTGATAATGTGTCCGCAACAGAAAAGGCACGTAAGCGTATTGAACGTGCTAAGGTAGAAGTTAACGAATGGTTTGAGTCGCTAAACTCAGATGAGTCAATGACATCTACGTTTATGAAGGTTTGGACAGACTACGAGTCAACTGGAAACGGATACCTTGAAATCGGTAGAACCGTAAACGGAGAGATTGGTTATGTGGGACACATTCCTGCAACTACAATGCGAGTTCGTCGTCTCCGTGACGGATACATTCAGATTATTGGTAACAAGGTTGTTTACTTTAGAAACTTTGGGGCAAAGAACGTTAACCCAATTACAAGCGACCCAAGACCAAACGAAATTATTCACATCAAACAGTATTCGCCGTTGAACTCTTTCTATGGTGTCCCAGACATCCTTGCTGCCATTGGAGCATTGCAGGGAGATCTTCTCGCATCGCAATACAACATTGACTACTTTACGAACAAGGGTGTACCTCGTTACATCGTAACTCTTAAGGGTGCAAAACTTTCAGAAGAGGCAGAAGACAAGATGTTCCGCTTCCTTCAAACAAGCCTAAAGGGTCAGAACCACAGAACCCTATACATTCCACTTCCAGCAGACTCAGACACCAACAAGGTAGAGTTCAAGATGGAAGCAGTTGAAAGTGGTACACAGGAAGCCTCGTTCAATGAATACAGGATTAGAAACCGTGATGATATTCTTGTTGCTCACCAGGTCCCTCTGTCAAAAATCGGTGGTGGAGATTCTGCTCAAATTGCTGCAGCACTTTCACAAGACCGAACTTTTAAAGAGCAGGTAGCAAGACCAGCCCAACGCAACTTTGAAAAGGTCATTAACAAGATCATAAAGGAAAAGACAGATATCGTTGAACTCAAGTTTAAGGAACTAACCCTAACAGATGAGATTGCACAATCTCAGATTATTGAGCGTTATGTTCGTAACCAGGTTATGACCAGAAACGAAGCAAGAGAGACTCTAGGGCTTCCTCAGATGGAAGAGGCAGACGAGTTTCTTGAACTGAACGCAAGGCAGGCAGCAGATGCTACAGCCAATACAGGACAGACTCGTGAGCGAGATGCAGAAAGAAGTTCAAATTCTTCGGACAATACTGCAACCGTTTCTGGAAGAAATCCAAAAGGTGAAGGACGCTCTGTTCAATAAATATGTTACAATAGAGTAACAAAGTTTAAAAAGGGCTTATAATTATACTACTATGACTATTTCAAAAGTACATTGGGACACCGAAGGCGAGAACGTTCGCCTATCAATGCCGTTCAGCAAAGTGGACAAGGAACGAAGAATCGTTTCTGGATTTGCCACTCTTGACAACGTAGATCGTCAATCAGACATCGTAACGGCAGAGGCTTCTGTAAAGGCCTTTTCAAAGTTCCGTGGGAACATCCGTGAAATGCACCAGCCACTAGCAGTAGGCAAGATGGTATCGTTCAAAGAAGATAAGTATTTTGACCCAGAGTCAAAGAAGTTTTATTCTGGCGTTTACGTATCTGCATACGTTTCAAAGGGAGCACAGGACACCTGGGAAAAGGTTCTAGATGGAACACTCTCGGGTTTTTCTATTGGCGGTAGAATGAACAAGTACGAAGATGCGTACGACGAAAAGATGGATGCCCCTATCCGTATTATTAAGGAGTATGACCTGATGGAACTTTCTCTAGTAGATACTCCAGCAAATCAATTTGCAAATATTCTTTCAGTTCAAAAAGTAGATGGTGTTGATACCATCAAGGGTGAATCAATCAATGTAGAGATTGAGAATGTATTCTGGGATCCAGAATCTGGGATCGTAAAGATTTCAGAAAACGAAACTGAGGTTAGCCCAGCCACAGGAAACCAGATGCAAAATATAGGTTTTGTCGAAAAATCAGATAATGAAAAGATGGACATGATAAAGTTCTTAGTTGATAGTGCTAAAGGCATTAATGCTAAGATGAATAAGGAGGCTAGTCCTATGAATGAAACAACAACCGAAGTAGCAGTTGAAGAAACTGTTGCAGTTGAAGAAACACAGGTCGCTCCAGAGGCAGATGCTGTCATCGAACCTGGCGTAGAAAAGTCAGAAAACTACATGGACGAAGAAAAGTCTATGAAGGAAAAGATGGAAGACGAAGAAGAAGAAATGAAGACTGAGAAATCAGACGACATGGATGAAGATGAGTCGGAAGACAACAAAGGATATAAGAAATCTGAAGTTGCCGAAGAGGTATCAAAAACAGATGCTGTTGCTGAATCAGTAGCAGAAATCAAGAACACTCTAACATCAGCCTTTAGCGATCTAACATCAACTATCAAGTTCCTACAGGAGCAAGTTGATGCACTAAGTAAGTCTGTAGATTCAGTAAAAAATGAGGTAACTGAATCAAAGCAGATTTTTAACGAGTTTGGAAAGAGAGTTGACGCTGTTGAGGCTGACACTGCTTTCCGCAAGTCTGGCGATCTAGGCGAGATCGTACAGGAAAGCGAACCAGAACAGGTTCGTAAATCCCTATGGGACGGACGTTTCCTCAAAACTGCCGATCTATTTAGATAACAAAAAACAAAAAATCACTCAGGAGGTGAACAATATGTCGGAAGAAATTATTAAAAATCAGCCAGGAACAAGTGGCAACATCGGCGGAACCGCTCCAGGTCTATACCAGGGGCAAGGTGCATTTGCATCAGGTTCTGACGCAGCAGACAACATTCCAGGTAACTACACAGATGGCGGTGCAATTGGAAACATTCCAACAGCACTGACAGGTGTGACAAACGGTGCAAACGCTGTCAATCCTTCGGGAGAAGCAGGGAGCGGTATCCTTCGTCCAGAACAGGCAAGACGTTTCATTGATTACGTATGGGATGCTACTGTACTCGCCAAGGATGGTCGCCGTGTGACCATGAGAGCAAACACTATGGAACTTGAAAAAGTTAACGTAGGTGAGCGTGTAATCCGTTCTGCAACACAGGCAATTGGTGACTACACCAACGCAGGTGCTGCATTCACAAAGGTAGAACTTACCACCAAGAAAATCCGTCTTGACTGGGAAGTATCTGCTGAAGCACTAGAAGATGGTATTGAAGGTGGTGCTCTAGAGGACCACCTAGTACGTCTAATGACAAATGCATTCGCAAATGACATTGAGGACCTTGCAATCAACGGTACTGGAGACAGTGGCGATGGTGCATTCCTTGGTATCATGGAAGGCTTTGTTAACAAGACCAAGGAGAACGGCGATGCTCACGAATCAGTTGTAACTGTTTCAGGCAACGCATGGACTCCAGAAGTTATGCAAGACATTATCTTGGCTATGCCACGTAAGTACCGTGCCCTTAAGAGCAATCTTAAGTTCTACGCAGGTACTGACGCATTCCAGGGTATTATCAAGAATAACGGTACACTTGCAGACGCAATCGCAGAAGCATTTGCTGGTACTCCAGCAGGTACTCCAGCAAACCGTCAGGCATACCTAGATGGTGCAGGTCAGACATTCGGTGGAGCACGTACTACTCGTGTTCTAGGAATTGACGTGCAGGAAGTTCCATACTACCCTGCAGGTTACGTTGACCTAACATTCCCTCAGAACCGTATCTGGGGTTTCCAGCGAGACATCACTGTAAACCGTGAATACAAGCCAAAGAAGGACACAATTGAATACACAGTATTCGTTCGTTTTGGTGTTCAGTGGGAAGAAGAGGATGCAGTTGCATTCGCAGACGCTGGTGCAGACTCATAGTCTGTAACTACCACTTAAGAGGGGGTGGGGCTTAGGCCCTGCCCCCTTTTTATTTTATTCTGCTATAATTGTAATTTAGGAGGTCATTATGTCAAATGAACTATTTAACGAAGAAGAAGAGTTTCTAGCCCTTCTTGAAGAAGAGGCAGCAGAACTAGCAGCAAAGACTGACGAAGATGTTTTGGAAACTGTTTCTGAAGAGGTAGAAGAACCAGCCGTTGGAAAAGAAGAGGTTCTAGAAGTAGAAGACAAGCCAGCAAAGACACCAAAGGTAGAGAAGAAGCCAACAGAAAAGACTGTAGCCCTACTATCTACAAGAAGCGTTAGTTGGAATGGCGTAGGTAAGGTAGAGGTTGGTTACAACATTGTTACCGAAGAACAGGCAGAAAAGTGGCTTACTCGTAATCACATTACAGTAGCAACTCCAGAGGATGTAGCCAAGGGGTACGGCCTGTAAATGGAGATATTGAGAATTGCTGAGAACATTACTTCAGAAGGTATTGCGGTAACTATTCAGGTTCCTGGGTCTCACTCAGAATCAGACCACATTCTTTCTATTGTGGATCTCAGCGATCTCTCTATATCAGAAACAACTGTAGAAACATCTGGCGGAGAAGATCTAACTTTTCACCTTGACAAAAACTTTGATAGCGAGTATGAGGTAGAACTTTTTCTAGATGACGAAGTTATATTCTCAGAAACCTATACAGTAGTTAGACCATATGTGAATCCAAACACACTTGGAACCACTGCTTCAGAAATCACGGAATACACAAAGTTGGAAAGAATAGCCAGAGCAATTATAGACTCTGTAATGGAACCTGTGGACTTCTACAACAAGAAAAGCATCTATGAGGTTACAGGAAACGGCCTAGACCTTATGCCTGTATGGAAAGACACTAACGCCGTTCTAAGAATATACGAAAACAACGAGATTGTTTACGATGTAACAAACGAAACTAATGTGTTTACTTATGGTGTAACAAAAGACAAGACCGCTATCTACAAGTTGTCAACCGAACTAGAGAATGTTATAGATACCTTTGGTGCCTATATCCCACTATCTCCAACAGACTATGCATATCTCAACACAAGATACGGCAACTTTAAAATAGGAAACGACTTTGCATTCATTCTTGACTGTGGATATAAAAGACTTCCAACCTCAATTGTAGATGCAGCGACAATGCTCATAGATGACTTAAAGTGTGGAAGATTGGACTATTACAAAAAGTTTGTAACTTCGTATAACACCGATCAGTACAGAATCCAGTTTGACAAAAAGATGCTAGAGGGAACAGGTAATTTGGTTGTAGATAAGATACTTGATAAGTATGCTAAGTCTATTACTAGAGTTGGGGTGCTGTAAAATGGCTACCTGCGAAACTACCGACTTCACCTTTCCGCTTCTTGCAGATATCTTCTACCCCATAGTTGAGCAAACCTCTCTGGGTAGCATTAAAAAACAATGGGTTCACGACAAAACTTTAGCCTGTAGCCTTACCACAGCAGGCTCGGCATTTGGAGAAGACGTAAAGCCAAATGTAAACATTACAAAAGAACTATTGCTTCTAGGCAGAATTAGATCAGATATTCGTATATCAAGTTCAAGCACTAGGAATGCCATAACAAACATCCTGATAACCAACATTAAAGATGTTAATGGAAATGAGATTTATGTAGAAACTTCTGGACCAAGATCTGGAAAATCTACGCTATTTGAAATTGCAACAAACGAACCCTTTATCAATCCATTTGGATCTGTAGAATACTACAAGGTAGTTTTGAGAAGGTCAGAAAACCAAGGGACTGATGTATAGTGCTAACAATGACAACTAACCTAAAAAGTTTTAACAGAGATATGAAGTCTATCATGGCTTACTCTAATGGATTTCTGGAAGGAGCAGAAAAGGCAAAGCCTGCACTTCTTTCACTATTTGGAGAAAGATTCTCTAAAATGCTAAAAGAATTTATTGACTCAAATGCTAGAGTTAATCCAGAAGCACTTCACCACGTATACGAATGGCACAAGACTGGAAGTCCAGAAGCAAGATTGTTCGATATTAGTTATTATGTAACTGGAAATGGCCTGTCTATATCATCATCCTTCACACAGTCTAGAAGTGTAAAATCTGGATCAAAGGTAGCCTTTTATGACAAGGCTAGAATTATGGAAGAGGGCATTCCAGTAACAATTGTTCCTAGAACTAAGTTGGTTTTTGACGTAGACGGAGAAACAGTATTTACACCAAATGCAGTTAGAGTAGAAAATCCAGGGGGACAAACTCAGGGAGAATATGAAAGAGTTTTTGACCTATTCTTTAACGTATACTTAAGACAATCAGTTCTAAATCAAACTGGAATATTTGGCAAGTTGAGCAAGATAAATGATTTTGACAACAACTTCTCTTCGGCTAAAACTGGCGGTAGAACTCTAGGGCTAGCCACAGGATATGCATGGATACTAAAGGCAGGACAAGACTAATGGCAAAGACATATCCACCAGTATTTATTAACAACTATCTTAAAGAAAAGATCAGTGAGCACTTTAAGTCAACCCCATTTGACGGCGTTTTAAACGAAGTAAATATCCCATTTTTCCCTACCGCTCCAACAGACATAGACGCACTGACAGAAACATTCCCGACAAGCCAAGGTACTTTTGCGGTATACGATAGAATGTTTAAGTATCGCAGAACCCCATTCCCACACATTAAGTCAGAACAACTACTATACTACTTCTACAAGATGCAGGGTGACTCAGAACTTATGATGGAAATATCTCAACTAGCATACGAACTTCTAGACCGTGAGGACGAGTCAGCCCAAGAACTAAATGAGTGGGTTAGATCTAAGGTTGTTGCGGTAGATGGTAGCAAGGTCGTCAATTTTGGAACAACAGATCGCCCAGACTACTTTTATCCTGTATTCTTCCACAAAATTAAGATGTACCAACTAGAAGAAACCAGGGATATTATAGACTTTGGAACAGCCAGAACCTATGCTGGTAACAAGATAATCATTGACTACGACTATCACCAAATTGTTTAAAAAGGCTGGTATACTTGGTTTTGAGGAAACACGCCCCACAATTCCATAACGAAATAAGAGGTGAAAAATTATGGCATACAGCAGAGGTAGCAATACCAACATTATCGTAGGTGCAGCAGCACTCTTCGTCTACAAAGAGGGAGAACTAGTTGACACCGACCTACCAGCATATGCAGATGAGAAGTCATTCCGTGACTCTCTATCTGGATTTACTGGACAGGCATCAGGAGATGCAGCAAAGGCAGCAAAGTTCAAGAACGTAGGTTACACCAGCAATGGTCTAGAACTACAGTTCCAGCCTGACTTCGGAGAAGTACAGGTTGACCAACTACTTGACGTTGCTAAGTTGTACAAGCAGGGAATGCAGGTTAACCTGAACACATCATTCGCTGAAGCGACTCTAGAGAACCTTCTTTACGCAACCGCAGGCACAGAGACTGACTGGGACAACGGCGACACCGACCCAGACCTATCAGTCTTGAACTTGTCAGCAGGTAACTTGGGTGAATGCCCAATCGAACGAGGAATCGTTGCGGTTGGTCCAGGAACAGGTGACTGTTCTCCAGAAGAGCAAATCGAACGTATCTACGTTGGTTACCGTGCACTCTCAATTGAGAATGTTACAGTATCAGCAAAGCGTGACGAGGCAACAATGTTTGAAGTATCATTTAGAATGCTTCCAAACAACGATGCATCGTACGGTAAGATCATCGACCGCACCATTCCAGCAGCATCTTAATAACTTAATATAGGGGAAAGCCGTCTAGTTCACACTAGGCGGTTTTCTTTTTGGTATACTTATAAGATGCCAACAAAAATATATAACACAGCGGTAGTCTATTTACTAGACGATACAAAACTCTACTTAACACCACTCAAGATTAGATATCTGAGAGAGTTTATGGATGAGTTTGAAAATGTTCGTGCTGTCAGCGGAGACAGTGACGCAATTGGCTACTTGTCTAAATGCGTGGTTATTGCTATGCAGCAATACTGTCCATCAATTAAAACGGTAGAGGATCTTGAAGAAGTCGCAAACTTGCCAATAATTTACAAGATTCTAGAAATTGCGGCAGATATAAAAATTAATGAAAAATCAGAAGAGCCAGTAAAGAAACAAGCAGAAACAGGCAGTTCGACATGGGATACCCTAAACCTAGCAAAAATCGAATCAGAAGTATTCCTGATGGGAACCTGGAAAGACTATGAAGAACTTGAGTTATCCCTATCTATGCCAGAACTAACAGAAACTCTAAATGCCAAAAGAGAACAAGACTATGAGCACAGAAAGTTTCTGGCAGCAATCCAGGGTATAGACATTGAGTCAAGTAGGAAGCAAGAAGAAGATCCCTGGGAGAAGTTAAAGAACAAGGTGTTTAATAATGGAGGAGACCCAAACGACGTAACATCACTAAGAGGCCAAAAGGCAGCAAGGGCTGGATTTGGTATTGGCATGGGCCTAAGTTACGAAAAAGTTTAACCAAGCAAATTCGTTTGTGTTATAATAATATAGACCTTTAAAGGAGGAACAAAATGACAACAACAATTAACGAAGAAAAGACCATCACACTTATCGATGGTACATCGTTTAAAGTAAGACCACTGAAGATTTCTTTGCTTCGACCATTTATGGAGAAGTTTGAGAAGATCTCTGAGGTTGCAGATGACAACACAAAGTCTATGGACTTGCTTCTAGAATGTGTGCTTATTGCTCTTAAGCAGTATAAGCCAGAGTTGGCTGAAAAGCCAGAGGCTCTAGAAGAACTCCTGGACCTTCCAACGGTTTACAAGATTGTGGAAGAGGCTTCTGGTATTAAACTATCAGAAACCAGTGGACTTAGGTAGTCCAAAAAAAATAAATTAAAAGAGGTGTTCCTGGATGGCTGATTCTCAGACTAATATCAATATTAATATTGATACCAGTCAGGCGTTAGCCAATCTTAAGGCTTTACAGTCTCAGATATCAGCCTTCCAAACATCCATGGCAAAGGGTTCAGCAACCCAGGCAGCCAACGCAGCAAAAATTCGTCAAAACTTGATGAATGACATTAATGCTACAAACAAATTTGCGGCAAGCATTAAGACAATCAAAACTACCGCAGAATCTTTTACAGAATCACTTGAGAAAAATAAACTCTCAATGGGCCAGTACTTTAAGTACGCTGGCGGTGCTTCTAAGAGTTTTGGTAAACTCTTTAAAAACGAGATGGCAACCATCGACAAGGTTGCACGTGAACGTGTCAAGACACTACAAACCCAATACATTCAACTAGGCCGTGATGCAAGCGGTGCAATGAAGTCGATTGCTGTTCGTCCACTTGTTTTGGACATGGACAACTATGCAACTAAAACAGCGATCGCTGCTCAGAAACAACAAATCCTGAACCAACTTCTCAAGCAGGGTTCTACAAACCTACTAAACTTTGGTAAGAATACTCAGTGGGCTGGTCGCCAACTTATGGTTGGTTTCACTGTTCCACTTGCTATGGCAGGAACAGCAGCAGCAAAAACATACATGGAGATGGAAAAGGCTGTTGTTAAGTTTAAGCGTGTTTATGGAGATCTTAATACTACTGGTGCAGAAACTGCTAAAACCCTAGAAACCCTACGTCAACTATCTGGTGAGTTTACCAAGTATGGTATTGCAGTAGCAGACACAATGGATATGGCTGCTCAGGCTGCAGCCACAGGTAAGATGGGTGCTGACCTAATTGCCCAGGTACAGAATGCAACTAAACTTGCAGTACTAGGTGGTGTTGAGCAGTCGCAAGCACTTGAAACAACAATCTCACTAACGAATGCTTTTGGTGTCGCTGCAGAAGACTTGTCTGGAAAGATTGACTTCCTTAACGCAGTTGAAAACCAAACTGTAACTTCGATTGAAGACCTTACAATTGCTATTCCAAAAGCAGCACCAGTTATTCAGCAACTTGGTGGAGACGTAAAGGACCTAGCGTTCTTCCTGACCGCTATGCGTGAAGGTGGTATTAACGCATCTGAAGGTGCTAACGCACTTAAGTCTGGTCTTGCCTCTATGATTAACCCAACCAAGCAGGCATCTGAATTCCTTGCTGGCTTCGGTATTAGCGTTAAGGGAATTGTAGAAGGCACAAGGGGAGATGTTAAGCAAACAATCCTGCAGATGGCAACAGCGTTTGACACGCTTGACCCACTAAACCGAGCACGTGCAATTGAGCAGATGTTTGGTAAGTTCCAGTTTGCACGTATCTCAACACTATTCCAGAACGTAATTAAAGAGGGTAGCCAGGCACAAACAGTTCTGGACTTGTCTAGAAACACAGCAGAAGAACTTGCTGTTCTATCTCAACGAGAACTAGGTAAGATTTCAGAATCTCCAATGTTTAAGTTCCAAAAAACACTTGAGGATATCCAGGCGAAGATTGCTCCAATTGGAGAAGCCTTCCTTAAAATGATTACCCCAATCATTGAGTGGGCAGGAACCCTCATTGATAACTTCAACAACATGGGTAAGGGAGTTAAAGATTTTTGGCTAGGCCTTGTTGCTGGTGTTGCTGGACTTGGTCCAGTATTGCTTATGGGATTTGGTCTAATTGCCAACGGTGTAGCAAACCTTATAAAGTTGTTTGCTAACATAAAATCTTGGTTTAACAAAACATCAGACTCCACCACAACTCTAGGTATGCAAACCTCATACATGAGCCAAGAGCAACTTGAGGCTGCTGCGGTTGCGGCATCTTTGGATCAGGCACACTCAAGCCTTGTGCAAACCTTTACCTCCGAGGCCCTGGCGGTAGACAAACTAAGAACTGCATACGAGAAAGCCATCCTTGCACAACAACAATTCTCAAATACAAATGTAATTCCAACAACAGTAACACCAAGAAACGATGATGTTGATGGATATGCTGCTGGAGGTATTATTCGTGGTAGAGGAACAGGAACCTCTGACTCAATTATTGCAAGAGTTTCAAACGGAGAGGCTGTTATTCCTGCTAAGTCCGTTGCGAAAAACAGGGGTCTTGTCCAGGGTCTAATTGCTGGAGACCTTCCTGCTTATGCAGAGGGTGGCTTTATTGGAATGCCAAAGTCTTATGCAAGAGTTCAGAATGAAAGAAACAGTGCAAACGCAGTTTACGAAAAATTCCTACAAAGCGAAAGATTTAAGAACCAGCCACCAGAAAACTATGTTGGTCAGAAGAGTAGAACAACTGGACACAGTTTCCCAATTTTTGGAATTGGCGGTATCTGGCACAAGGCAGACGGTTCTGACGTATTCGTAAAACCAGTAATGGACGAACTATCTGCAATGGCAGAACTTCGTGGAACAATTATTGCAAGAGATGCACATGGACTAGTTACACCACAACAGCGTGTTGTTGTAATGAAAGACCCAACAGATAGAACTGGAGTCAGAAAGTTCCTAGCACTAGAGTCACCACTTGACCCTAGACTTTCAGAACCTACTGGTAAGTTTACCAAAGCAGAGTATTTCCAACAACTATTAGCATCTACACTTCGTGGAGACAAAGACCTTTCAGCAGATAACATATTTGGAAACATGCTTCCAGACGTTGGACCTGCTGGTGTATTTAATCGTGCATCTGGACTTCGTGAGTACGAGCCAAACATGCCGTCAATTGCCGAGCAAGCAACTATCAACCTTTTGGGTGTTAAGGGTGGAGCCAAGAAAGCATTTGCCCAGAACACAGCAGACCTAGTTAGGTCAATGACTCCAGAAGAATACTCTGTGGGCATGAGAGCAGAAATTGACAGAGTTCTTCCAAGACTAGAACAAACCATTAACTCTCTAGGATTGAACGAGGTAGAACTTCCAATCTACAAGGCAATGATTACAAGATTGCAAGAAGCAAAGACCCTTGACTGGACAAAGTTCTACCAGATGCACACCAATGTCCAAGCACCAAAACCATCACAATCAGAAATTCAAAGTTTTGCTAAGGGTGGAATTGTAGGAGAGTCAGTAGATCCATCTTCTGCTGTAGTCGCCTTTGGTGCTCACCAGCCATTCACTACTGCACATGAAATGATTGCAAGAATGGGAATGGACCTAGCAGCAAAAAAGGGTTCACAGTTTAAGCAATTCTCAACGGCCCAGGGCAAGTCAAAGAGGTCGCTACTATCCGATGCACTAAAAACAAAACTAATTAGCGAGTCAATTGGAATAACTCCACAGATTACAAGAGACCCATATAGTTTGATGGAATCTTTGGCACTGCAAGGTATTAAAGATGTAACTCTGCTTCTTGGTCAGGACAGAATGACAGCAGGCGTGTTTGACCTTGCTGCTGTAGAGCATGGAGTTAAGTTAACTAAGATTGCAATTCCTAGAGAGCCAGGATCTCCATCTGGCACAGAGACCAGGCTAGCAATTTCAAACAACGATACCAGAAGATATCAAGAACTAATCGCTTCTGGTGCAACCCAATCAACTAAGGACCAAGTCTTCAAAGAGATGAAGGCTGCGATGGAAATTCCGAAGTTGGCTCAGGGTGGCTTGGTAGTTAATGGCAAAATTGCAGACCCAATTGAACTTGCAAAGAGCAGGATGAAGAACAATGACCCATCCAAGAAGAGAGATCAACTTTCTTATAGATACTCTGTAAAGACCAACCCAGAAACAAATGGACCAATGCATGCAATTGAAGCAATTGACATAATGGGCGTGACACGAGGCAGTCTTGATTGGGACCGAGACAGTGGAGAAATTCTTATGGTCTGGGTTGAAGAAGGACTTCGCCGTATGGGCATTGCCTCTGATATGTGGCATGCAGCAAATCTAGAAGCCCTTAAAAATCCATCTGCCATTATACATCCAGTTCACTCTTCAGAGATATCTGCCGACGGAGCAGCCTGGAGAGACAGCGTAAGCGGTGCTAAACTTAGAGATACAAACTGGGTAAGCGACAACAACACCGTTAACCCACGTGAAGAATATCTTAAGACATTAGTTAAAGACAACAAGTTTGCTAGAGGCGGTATGGTTTCTGGCCCTGGTACAGGAACAAGCGATTCAATCTTTGCAATGCTTTCAAATGGCGAAGCAGTCATCCCTGCTAAGTCAGTAGCAAGAAATCCAGAACTAGTTAAGTCTCTTATTTCCGATGACATTCCTGGATTCTCTCAGGGCAAGATGCCAGATTATAGACAAAAGCAGGAACTTGCACCATCGACACGACTTACTCCAACCTGGGAAACCCTCCCACAACTAGACAAGGTATCGACAGAGCAGACTGCTAGAACAGAGCAACTTCTTGGTTCAATAAATGCTAGCCAAACAAATGCATCTAAAATAGTTGTGAGCCTAGTCAAGTATGTTGGAGATAGCGAAGAACTTTTCAAACAGGCAAACGATGCCATGGCACAACTCCTAGATTCTGGTATTACTGACTCAAGAATGCTTAAGGACGAAATTAGAAAAGTTCTAGGCATAACATCAAATAACCAAGGGGCAAAATCACTTACACACATTAGCGAAGGTTATACAACAACTAGAGAAAAGGCCTTAGAACAAGAAAAACAAGGAAGCCTAGCCCTAACTGCAGGACAAAGAAAAAAGATAACAGGTTTGCCAGAAGGTTCTCCTGTACCACTAAAGCATGGCCTTGGAGTAGTCTTAGAACCTAATGCCGAAGGTGTTCCATTCAACTCACAAGAAATGAACAGAAGGCTAGCATCCCCAGGTAAAAACTTTGACAAGGCACTTTCTGCCGAAGAATTTTCAGCATTCTTTAATGCAAATGGAATTGAAAAATGGAGCGACTCAGTTGAAATGGGTGGTGGCAACCTACAAGAATTAGCAACACAGGCTGAAATTCTAGAAAATGCCTTTAGGCAGGTTATTGCAAGTCTTCCTGCAGGTACAAAAATATTTGACACAGAAGAACTAAAACAGGCATACCTTGGTGCAAATCCAGATGGAAATGCCAGAACAGTAACTGAAATGTATTCAGAAGCCAGGACATCAATACAGGGCACAAAACTTGAGTCTGTGCTAGACAGATCTGGAACTTTGGTTGCAGAAGAAAGGTCTGGAGAAAGCAGATCTCCTGGTAGACCTAAGCGTATAGACATGGCAAAGCGAAGTAGAAACCTTCAGCCAGATCCAGAGTTAGTTGCCATGGCAGAAGCATCGGGAATGGCTGGTGCTGGTGCAAACGCCATGAAAGAATACATTGATGGTGCAAAGTCTGTAGGCTCTAAAGAAGAAAACGACCCTGTCCACATAGCAAGATCTGAAAAGCGTAACAGCCCTCACCCACAGGCTGGTATTGACGGTGCCGACGATGCAAACGCATACTTAAAAACTAGAAATGAAATCTTAAAATCTTCAGCATCAGCCGAAGACATGTATGTCGCAGGGTCGCCACAACAACCAGCCGAGAAACTTGGTCTAGCACAACGTGCAAAGATCAAGATAGCAAGCACGGCTGCTGGTGTTGCTGGACAAGTCTACGGCACAAGAGCCTTTGGACCAGCAGGTGGCGTAGTCGCAGGAGAGGCTGCATCAGCAATAACAGATAAAGGTCTCACAATGCTTTCGAACGGCTTTGAGAAACTAAAGACAAAGATTGGTGCATTTGGACAAGCATTAACAATTAAGGGAAATAATAGTCGGGATGTAGTCTCATCTATAAAAGCAGGCTTTGACAGTAGACTAGACGTAACAGAACAACTACCAGACCTTGACCCTAAGATTGCAGGCAAGATAACTGACAAGAACCTAAAGATTATTTCAGCAGCAGTTGTAGAACAAGAAAATACCCTTTCAAGACTAAGAGACAAAACAATAAAAGTTGTTGATCAAACTTCTGCTGCTCAAGAAGAGATGGTTACAAATACTAAAGATAGTCTCCTAAACCTATCTGACGAACTTGAACAAACCCTTGCTGAAGCAGAGAAAAACTCTTCAGACATTAAAGATTCCCCAAGTAACAGAAGAAACCGTCTTAAAGATTTCTTCAGCGAAACAAATGGTAGAGATGAAGAAGGCAATAGAAAATCTGGAATCGTCAATCGAATGGGTGGAACCCAAGGCATTAAGAGAAGCATGGGTGCAGTTGCTGCTGCAGTTGGTATGGCAACAATGGTTCCAGGAGCAATTGGTCAGGCAGCCCAAGCAGCAATGGGGCCAATCTCTGCTGCAACAGCAGCAATGTCTCTAATTCCTGGACCTGCAGGTTTGGTTGCTGGTGGCCTTGCCCTAGTTGCAACAACAACCATGGCAGTAATCGACATGCTAAACAAGAACCGCAGAAAAGCAGCGGAACTTCAAGAGAACCTTTCTACTAGCAACAAGGCTATGGCAAAGTATGCAGAGTTCTCAAAGAAGGTAACAGGATCAGAAGTAATGAATAAGAGGAGAGAGTCTGAACTAGGATTGTTTAACTATGCTCCTGGAAAGAAGTCATTCGGACTGTCGTTCATGGAATCTGATGCTGGAAAGCAGTTGCTTGACTCAGTTGGACAAGAAATGAAATCCGATAGAGGGGCAGAGTCTGCTCAAACACTTGTAACAAACCAACTACTTGCTGCGGTAACGTCGGGTGCTCTAACCTCTGCTCAAGCAAGAAGCGTTGCAGCAGCCCTTGGAAAAGAAATGAAAGACCAGACATTTGCAATGTCGGTAACTGGGAATCTGCTAGAACTTTTGGGACCAGATGGAGAGAACCTAACTAAAGATCCACTGAAACTAAGACTTGAAGTCATAAACCAAGCATCAGGAATTCTTGGTGAGATTCAGACAGACATGGAAGAGGCAACCGCAGCAGGCACAAACGGCTGGGACTACGTTCTTGATATTGCAACACTTGGAATTTCTGCAGCAGTCAGGTATCAAGATAATCTTGGTAAGGCCGCAGGTAGGTGGCAAGCACAGGCCCAGGCATTAATTGAAACTGGACAACAGCAATTAGACGCACTTGATTTAGAATATGAAAAGAGAATTAAGAATCTTTATGCTGCTGGCAAGATTGCTGAGGCAGAAGAATTAACCAATAAGCACATTCAAGATAGAAAAACTTTGATGGATGTCAACGGAGATCAAATCCAGGCAATGATTGATGCCGTTAATGCAGCAGATAATGACTTTGGTTTCTTTGGTGGTGGACAGCAGAATGCAATGTCAAACTCTGCAAATGACGCAATTGCAAAAGCATACGAAGGCTCGGCGTTCTCTGCTCAGGCAGAAGGACTAAGAAACGACATAGACGCTACCAAGGGAGACAAGGGACAGCAGGTAACACTTAAGAGCATAGTAGCAAGCAAGACGCTGGGTCTTAATCAGGCAGCACTCGGTGTCGAACTATTTGGTAAAACCTCAGAGGGTATGGACCAACTTATGGCTCTTCTTACTGAAATGGGAGATCCAGCAGCAGCGAATACAGCACTCAGCCTTGCATCTTTATTTTCAGATAAGGCTACCGCAAAGCAATTTATTATAGATGTTCAGGCTAAGGGTACTGAGGGCAAGGCTCTAGTTGATGCCATGGCTCTAGTTCAAAGAAGTGGTGTCAATACAGACATGAATCTTATTGTTACCTATTTCCAAAAGAACCCAGCCGTAGCCCTAGATATCAAAAAACAAATAGATGCTATTAAAAACGAACCAGAGATTACTCGTACCGTTATTACAAAACATCTAGGACAAAAGGCCATAGACGCTATCAAGACAGACCAGAAATACTTCGACTCTCTAGACAAAGAAAATAAAATTGTTTATCTAACAAACTTGCAAACAACAATTGCATTAGATGCAGACCCAGAATTCTTGGCTGATAAAGCACTTTATGAAACAAGAATGGGTACAGGAAAAATTAGCAATGCAGAATATCACGCAATTCTTGCAAATGAAGTTACTAAAAATAGAATTGCCGTAAATGCCCCTGGTATGGCAGGCGACAAAGGTGGCTCTGGTGGCAGCGGTCCATCTGCTTCTTGGTTAGATGAAGTTGTAAAAAAGACTCGTGACCTATACAAGGCTAACCAGCAACTAACAATTGGGTATAAGGCATCTGGAAATGCTTTGGCAGCATTCTACAAAAAGGGAAAGATAGCCCTTACAGAAATGCAGGGTATGCAGATGCAGTTGGCAAACGCAGGTCTTGGAAGAGACATTATAAGCAACATCCTTGGAATGCCAAAAGAAGAAGCAGAAAAATGGATGAAGATGTTCTTGAAGAAGGGTGTCGTTACAGATTTTGCCAAAGAAGTTAATGCAATTATGTATGCTAATAAAGCAGGAGACTACATAGCAGAAACAAAACTTTTGACCAATGAATACAACAACCAAGTTAAGGCCACCTCTGCCCTGACCGCTGCTGGTATTGATGGTGCTCATGCTCAGTCAATGTTAAATGACGAGAACATGAGGTCTATCCTTTATGGAGTCACTCTGTCTGGCAGCATTGCCGAACAAACCGAAAAGGTCAAAGCCCTAACTCGTGCCAACATTGAAAACTTAGCACTTGAAAACCTCAAGAAAGATCCAAGACAAAGAGAGATTGATCGTGCAGGAATACAAATTGATGCTATTCAAAAAGAAAATGCTATCTACCAAAACGGTCTTGAGATAATTTCAAAGCAAGAAGAGAAAATTTCTGCGGTATACGATAAGCAAATTGCTGCTCTCAATGAAGTTAAAACAATCAATGATCAAATCTCTAGACAAAAGCAGGGAGAACTAGACCTTGCCGATGCTCTATCACGTGGAGATATTGGTGCTGCAGCAAAGGCTGCTCAACAACTTAGAACACAAAATGCACAAGATGCAGCAGAAGCCCAGACAAAGGCACTAGAAGATGCAAAGAAGAGAGCACTTGCAGCCATCTCAGTTGAGATTGATGGAAAGAGATATACAAGGCTAGAACTTACCGACAAGATTGGGGTAGGCGAAGAAGCAATTCTTAAAATCCAAAAAGACCAGATCGTTCAGCAAGAAGCAGCCCTTGCCAATGATAGACTTCGCTTAGACTACCTAGTAAAAATTAAAGAAGCCGAACTGGCAATTGCTGGTGCACAACAGTCTGGACTACAAAACAATAAGCCTGGAGGAGGTGCTAAGGGTACTGGTGTTGGAGGTTCTGATAATAGTGGAACTGTTACTCCAGTTGTTACTCCAACCGTTACCCCAACAGTAACCCCAACGGCAAGTTCATCAACCTCAGCACTTGCAGGTTTACAAAAATTTGATAAAACGGTATTAGACAAGCAATTCGGTGGCCGATTTAATTCGTTAATGAATTCCGCATCTATAGCAACTGAAGTATCAAGCAGCATTACTGGAAGCAATGCCCTTAGAGGTATACTTCAAGAGGGCATACGTAATCAATTTGTAGACATGAACACAAACAGGTTCCTTGACAGATCAAAAATTGCAGCGAACAAAAGAGGAGACTACGATGCTTTAAAGTTAAGGTATGACGAACAGTTGGCAGTCAATGAAGGCAGAAAGGCTGATTTCGCTGCAAGGAGGCAAGACCTTGTTTCAAAACTACCACAAGAAATTAAAAATGCATTAGATGTTTTAAAAAATAGAAAAACCGAAATCGCTCCACTGATTACAGCCGAAGCAGCAGCAAAAAGAGCATACACTTCAACAATAGAAAAACAACTTGGCTTTGATAAAAAAACTGGAAGACCAATTATTGGACCACAAACAGAACAACAAAAAAAGGATGGAACTTCAGATCAACAATTTGCCGATGCTGCTTTTGCTAAATACATGGACAATGGTTTAAGAGACCTAAATGTATTTAATGGTAGAATTGCTCAAATTGAACAACTTCTTGCAAGTAATGGTTTTTCAAAAGATAAAATTATTAGTCTTATAGGCGAGTACGCTTCTGGTGGATACATTTCTGGCCCTGGTACTCAAACATCAGACTCAATTCCAGCAATGCTTTCAGATGGAGAGTATGTAGTAAAAGCATCTTCAGTAGATAAGATTGGTACCGCAGCCCTTGACTACATGAACAAAACAGGCAGAGTTGCCAAATTTGCTATAGGCGGAATGGCTGACAGAAGAGATGCTGCTATGGCTAGTCGTGCACCAAGCAAACTTCAGCAGTGGGCTGCTAGTCGTATGGGACGCTTACTGGGCAACTCCGACTGGCAGAATGCTGGCAGAACTCGCTTCGGCCTAAGCCGTGCACAAATGGATGCTTACATTGAATCTCAAAAAGCAAACCAAATCTCAGCAAACTCTAGAACTTCAACTGGCAGTCTTCAGTTGGGGGCATTGGCAAACGACAAGAGCATTTCAATGGAGGCTGCAAGAATTATGGCTTCGTTTGTTCCAGTCATAGGTGCAGGATCTGCTCTAGCGAATACTGCCACAGGAGTGGCAGGTGGAGACTTGCAGTCTGCAGGCTTTAGTGCTTTGGGTGCTTTTGGTGGATTTGGTGGGGCACTAAGACTTGGATCAAAAACACTAAATGCTGTAGAAGGACTACAAAGAACAACTACAGCCGTTGCTAAAGCAGACAATATGTTTGGAAAGTTTAACAAGAAGGCTGGCCTATCTGCCAACATTGCTGGAACATCTAAAGGATATATTGAGTCATATTTCACAAGTGGGCAATTGCCAACATTCCACAAGGGTGGAATGGTTCCTGGAAACTTCGATATGCCAATTATGGCTAAGGGTGGAGAGTTTGTAATGAGTGAGTATGCTGTTAAGCAATATGGAACAGACACAATGGGTGCAATGAATTCTGGAAATGCTGCGGTACTTGGCGATTCAGTGTATAATTATAGTGTCAACGTAAACGTTGCCAACACAGGTGCAAATCCTAACGATATTGCAAGAACCGTAATGGCACAAATTAGGCAGATTGACTCACAGCGAATTAGGAGCAATGTTCTATAATGACCACATCAGCGTATATGGCAGGCAGAAAAAAGTGGGGCAGACCACAGGCCATGCTACTCTCAGATGCCCCTGGAACGCTCACTGACGACGGATTCTACGTCCCTGTAGGTTATGAACTAGGATCCAATGGCGATATTGTTGCAGAGTCTCCAGAAGAGGCTGGGACCTTTCTAGTGCTATCTGACCACAACCGTCAAGAAATATCCTTTAAACCCCTAAGAATTGAAAAGCGTGAGCGTATGGTAAATGGTCGTATGCGTTCATATCACATTGCAGATAAAATTCAAATCTCTACATCTTGGCAAAGATTGCCATCTAGAGGCTATGCTGCTTCACCAGAATTTGACGAAAACGGAATTGCTATTTTGAGAAGTTCTTCAACGGCTTCTGCAGGAATGAGTCAGATGTATACTGCCGATGGCGGTGCTGGCGGTATTGAACTACTAGACTGGTATGAAAACCACAGAGGTTCATTTTGGCTATTCCTATCGTATGACAGATACGACAATTTTGAAAATCCAGTAACCAAGTATAACAATCTAAATAACTATTCAGATGTTATAGAGGTTTTCTTTTCAGACTTTTCTTACTCAGTAGAAAAAAGAGGACAGGGTCACGACCTTTGGAGTGTATCTCTAAGCCTGGAAGAGGTGTAAGGTGTTTGTTAATCAACAACTTCAGGACCACCTAGAGACCTCATCCTCTGTTAAGAATAGATCTTTTATATCAGCCGAATGGAATATGAATGTTCCAGACAATATCTCCATGGTTGGAAACTATCGCTATCGCAAAGACTCTACAAACTTCAGACTACTACCAGTGCAGTTTGATGAAGATGATGTTACCCACAAAAATGCAACAGATTCAGACACAACCATTGATAATGGTTTTGATGAAGTAAACGAGCCAATTGCATTTTCCACTGTAAACGAAAAGGCAAAACTATATTTTTCTCTAGATGAGTGTCTGGGTAAGTTTAGACCAAGATCTGGAATCAATAAGGCTAGATATTTTAAGGTTGAGGGTACTCACTATTTTAACGGCACAACAATTAACGGACTAGGGCAATCCTTTCTTGACACAAACAGGCCAAGATATTATGCTGCAGATAGAACTGATAAATTTAAATATTGGACATCATTTAGAACAGAGGGTGGATCAGAATACGGAATAGCAAACAAAACACTCGGAGGTTTGAGCGAACACACTATTGACGATGCGGTTCCTTTTGTTGTCTATAAAAATGCTGTTCCAGTAAACAGAGTAGTTGTAAAGATGCAAACCAATGTGGGAACAATTAACCAGGGAAACATTGCTACAACAAATGGAACTATAGCAGACCCACTATTTGGAAGAGAGAATCAAAGCACACCTGTTAAGTGGAAGGTTCAAGGTCTTGTTGGAAACAACTGGGAAGACCTAAAAACATTTGATGCAAACTCTGTAAGAAGAGATGGCTCTCCAATAATTGGTGCAGATGGATATGTAGAGTTGTCTTATGGACTAATTGTTCCAGAAAGGTATAGAGACATCTTTATTCAGGCGGAAACGTATTCAACCGCAGCACTATTGCCTGCAAAGGCTGTAAACGGATACGCCTATCTGATCAAAACTTCTTCAACAGATATTGGAGAGTATTACATTTGGATTCAGGAAGAACAAGAATACCAAGTTTTTGCTCCTGAATATGGCTGGGTAGTTGCAGAAGAAACTGTAAATAGGTTTACTCACTTTGTTACAGATACCACTAACCCAGACAAGTTTATAAACACATCTAATCAATTTAGGGAAACATTCAGAGAACTCGCATACCTTAAGGGTATAAGGATTGTTGTAGAAACAATGAACAAGTTTGACTCAACCTTTGACCTAATTGAAATGTCTACTCGTCTTGCTGTAAATATGACAGACAAAACGAAATCAGTATCTGCAAAAAAGATAGCATCTGATCTAGGTATTAGTGGTTTGCCAGTAGGACAACTACTAGTCTCAACAGGATCAATAGAGATCTTTGACTTTGACGATTCCTTTAATCAAAACAATCAATCTAGCATCATTGCAAAATATGCACCTAATCAGATTCAGTTTAAAATCTATGATGTTATTGCAGAGGTATTAGAAAACGGAATATACCATGACTACTTTGTTCCTATTAAGACCATGTATGGAGATGGATTTCCAGAGACCTCTGTAGATTCTAGAACAGTGCGAATTAATTTAAGAGACATGTTCTCACACTTTGAATCATTCTCAGCACCCCAGGTGCTTGTTGCAAATGCCTCTTTAAGTTATGCGGTATCGTTTCTTTTGGACAATATTGGATTTAGCAATTACGTTTTTAAAAGGGTACCAGGAGAGCCAGAGCCAATCATTCCATTCTTCTATGTCGAACCAGACGTAACGGTAGCAGAAGTATTAAATGAACTTGCAAGATCAACCCAAACAGCCATGTTCTTTGACGAATACAACAATTTTGTTTTAATGTCAAGGAACTACATGCTACCAAAAGAAACTGACAGAAATATTGACCTTACCCTATATGGTTCTAAAGATTCGGTTAAGGATGGCGTAGAAAGAAACTCAACAACAAAGCCAAAACTAGCAAACATTGTCAGCATTGCTAGTCAGAATACAGAGGTCTACAATGACGGTAAGATTAACTTTACCACCAGGTACATTGAGAAATCATACTCTTCACTAGAGCAAGCCAACAAGTTGGACCGTGACAAAACCTGGACATACAAGCCATCACTACTTTGGGAAGTTTCTCCGTCAGAAGCAACTAAGAAACAGGGTGGAGATAACGATGGATCTCTTTCAACCTATGCACTGACTGCAATACCATTAAAGACAACGCTTTCAAACAAGGTCCCATCTGTAAACTCCCAAGGAATAGTTCAAGACAACATTCTTGATTTTGGAGATGCTGCACAATGGGTTGGCAGATACGCAGGATACTTTTACGCAAATGGCGAGGTAATAAAGTATGATGCTGTGCAATACAAGGTACTAGGAGAAACCGCAGATGTATGGATTAGTAGCCTTGAGGAATATGAGGATTACTTTTCAAAAATTCCGTTTAATGGCAAGATGTATCCAACAGGTTTTGTTCGCATATATTCAAAACCATTCTATAACAAAGAAACTGGGAAGCCTGTTCCAGGCGTTGTAGAGATTCACGGTCGTGGACAATTTGGCACAAAGATTGTGGAGCACAAAGCAGGACTTGACACTGCATCTTGGGCACAAAATGTGTCTGGCATAACTATGGATTCAGACTACCTGTTTAGTGCTGTTGGAAACTTTCAATTAAAGGATGCCTACATTCCACACAAAACAGATGTTCCAATTAAAACATTTAGACTTGGATCAGGTTCTTTGGACTGGACACTAAATGCTCCTGGAACCCTCTCCGCAACAACTGGAACAGGTGACACCACCATAACTGCAAATAATTTAAAGAGCACAAAAGAATATACTTATTCTCTAACCATGGGAAACAAAAAAGTGTATTCTGTTGTTCAGCCCCTAGAAGAAAAAAAGAACATAGACACCATTACGTCACTTGGAAAATTAAGCATTACAAGTATTGTCCCAGGCACAACGTCATCAGTTGTAACTCTTAAGGTAGAACTTCCAACATTCCTATCGTTCTACAAAGATATTCCAGAGGCAGAGAAATCTAAGGCATCATCATTCGATTGGCAAATTGCTGGAGTCACATTGGCTGGGAGTGGCGGTAACTCTGGAACAATTACCGCTAAGTATACTGCTGCCACAACTAAGCCTAAACAAAAAGAATCGTACGATGTCAACACTTCAGTCTTTAAAAGGGGAAGTTTTGTAATTGATCGATCGCCAACATTCACAGCAACAGTGCCAAATGATACCCCAACTGAAATCTCTCTTGTTGTCAGGGGCACAATCGTAAAAACAATAATGATTAATACAGGAGCAGTCTGTGGAGTGCTTGGAGATATAGTTACATCGCTTGCATACGACAACAGAACAATTCATGTTGAAGATACTAGCGGAATCAAAGTTGGTCAGGAAGTACAACTTATAACAATAGAACGCTCTTTGACACCATCTAAAACAGACTTAGTTATAACCAAGCCATTTGAAAAAGACAACCAAAATAACTTGAGGGTTGAGTCTATTCAAAGTAGCAATCTTTTCAAAATTAAACATAAGGGAGATACGTCTTCACCACTAAAAGGAATATCTCAAGAAAACCTTAAAAAAGATATTGAGTCTATAAACTTTATAGATCAAAGGTTCTTGTCATCAGATGTTACAAAAGTTGCAGGAGGAAAGACAAATCCTTCTGGTACTAAAGATAGTTCTAGGCTAGGAAAAGCATCCTCTATTACTGGAGTTATTAAAAACTTTTTGAGTTCTGATACAACTAGCAATAACAATGGAATTACTAACCCACAAACTGTTCCAAGTGGAAGTGTGCAATCTTCTGCATTGGTCATGTCTGGTCCACCCTTTACAGATACCAATGACCCAAACAGCGTTGACTTTCTTTCATACACATATAAAAATCTTGGCTCAGACGCTGCTAAGTACAAGTACTTTGGAACTAGGCTTAGACTTATTGGCAAATATGGATACAACCAAGAACAGTCTGGGGTGGGAGAAGATTCTTGGTACACCAGCAAACAGTTGTCACCTTCTGGTAACGAAGTCACTAACGTACTCAAAGCATCCTCTGGCGGAATCGCAGTGCTGCTAAATCCACTAACAAACAACGGATACTACTTTGAGATTGCAGCCCTTTCCGACACAAGCATTTCTAGAAAACTTGCAAAATACACAGACGATGGCAAGTTAATTGAAGACCCAATTCAGAATCTTTTGTTTTATAAGATGAACGTTGGCTTAGACGAAGACGGAGAACTCCTGTCCAGCCAAAAGGCAACTCCTGTAAAACTGTGGGGAGGCCTAACAAATGTTTCTGTCGATAACGGTTTGTTTACTGGACAATCAAGAATGACATCCATTGACTCAGCAACAACCGTATACGATCTTGCAGTTGAATATGAAATTGTTAACCAAAACAGTTTAAGATTTTACCTATACGTAAACAATGTCCTTGTTGGCACCGTTGTAGATTCAGACCCATTCATTGACGCAACAACCAAAAAACCAATCATTTATAACAACATGGCTCTGTTTATTCGTGGAAAAGCAAAGTGCATGTTTGAGCACGTATTCGCTATCGCAGCAACCCCAAGCCAAACATCAGAAACTGAGATTATTTCTGCTGCCTCTGTTCCAGAAAATGGAATTTTTGGATCTGGGTCAATAAGCCTAAACCAAGTGATGCGTAAGTATGCACTTAGTGGAATTATTAATGAAGCATATCTTAGCGGAATTGGTCCGTCAGGCCCCACACAGAACTTGATTTACTATGAAGAGTTTGGAACTATTATGCGAGAGGCTGCCTACTTTGATGTTAGATATGACAAATCATATCCAGCACTAACAGCACAAATTGCACCTACATATAATAACAATAGGGGATACACAATATCTGGATTCTTGCCAGGCCCATATTCTGCAGAGTTTATGATATTTAATTCAACAGATTCAGTATTGGTTTTGGACGGTACAGGAGGAAACTATTTAAGAATTCAGGGTGTCACATTTACACAGCAGGCAACACACGAACTAACCGTAGACGAGTATTACTCAATGAGATCAAGTCTTTCAGACCCACAGACTCCAACAGGATCCTCCCTAGTGTCTTCGCCACTAAAAGAGGCACAGGAATACAATAGGATTAGAAACAGCCGATCAGCCTATGGCAAAAAAGAATTCACTCTTGAATCTAGATATATTCAAAGTCAGGACATGGCTAATTCGTTAATGGATTGGATTACTGGTAAAATTATGAAACCTAGAAAGTCTATTGGTGTTAGTGTGTTTTCTATGCCAACTCTCCAATTGGGCGACATTGTCAACATTGATATGAAAGATGAAGATGGAGTAGATCAGGTTGCCCCCGATACCTCCAGGTTTGTTGTTTATCAAATTGACTACAACAAAACTAGTCAAGGACCAGAAATGTCTGTATACTTAAGCGAGGTAGTGTAAAATGGCAAAACAAAGATTTGGATATGACCCTACTGGAACAGGAAAGTATGGAGTAGGAACTTTATACAATGGAGTTAGTGGAGTAAACGTTCTAGCAGATGGAACAAAGTACTATGGAAATATTAAGGATTTGGTTGACGGCAAGGTTCCAATTAGTGCAAGTTCAGAATCGACAGTTATCTTAGGTCCAAAACCTCTTAATCTAAAAAAACTACCAGTTGCAATCTCGGTTCCAGGAAACATTATTACTGAAGATTTTGTTGGTTCCGAAGCACAATTAGTTGAAGAACTGTTTGAAGACCTTTCTCTCTTTGAGTTAATGGAAATGGGCAGAAGCGAGGCGGTACTTGGTTTAAACATAAACTATCAGCCAATAAAGAATCTGTCAGACATATACTTTACCTATAGCCCCAAAAGAATCTTGGCATTGTCTGGATCATTTTCAGACTCAGACGAACCCATGGGAATAGGTCTGAATCAATATGTTGTGGATGGCTCGGTAAGTATAGATCCGCTAACAGGGGATATGATAATTGCCGTTGAAGATATTAAAAATGGGCTTGTCATTCAGGTTGAAATACTTTCTGGCGGAGAAATCCAAGACAGTTAATGGTACAATAGAGGAGATACTTATGATTACAAATACTGGAAAAAACATTATGGCTAAATACCTTATTGGTCAGGCACCAGCCTATGCGTCCTACATTGCTATTGGGTGTGGGGCAAAGCCATTGCCAACTAACGACGACCTCGGAGACTACTCAAATAAGCAGTCTTTAGATTTTGAAATGTTTCGTGTTCCAATTATTTCTCGTGGTTTTGTCAATGAAGACAACGCAACAAAGGTAGTATTGACAGCAGAACTTCCAACAGCAGATAGATATGAAATAAGTGAAATTGGTGTATTCTCTGCACGAGGAAACTCTCTTGCATCTAATTCAGATAGTAGATCATTATATTCATTTTCATCAAACGAGGGATGGGCATACCACTCAGCAGAAGACAACTCGGTAATTCAAATTCCACCCATTACAAAAAAACTAGATAACGGAACAGACACTAATGACATTGTTGACGAGGTCATAACAATACCAGGCTCACAAGAAACTTATAACGCTTTTGAAGCAGCAGCAAGTAACTCTATATTCTTAAGTGACCGCAGAACAGAAAGATTTGAACAACCAAGATTCTTAGACAATGCAATCTTTATGTCTGGTAGTTCTGCAAAACTTGACGTAACCAGCAATGGGGCTATGTCTGTAGACTCAGAGTGGACAAATGGAGACACCTTTAAGTCTAGTCATATCCACCTTACAAGTGCAAGGCTTAACTTTGACAACAATGCAGTTAATGACGAACTTAGATTTGCCTTTTCCGTGGTATCAAAAGATGAAGACTCGGTAGCCGTTCCATCAAACGTAAGGGTTATGATTGAGTTTACATCTAATGACACTTATGACGAAGGACAGTACGCTAGACTTGAGGTAGACCTATACGATACTAACGCCACAATTAATGTTGCAAATGATCCAATCTCTAGAAAGAACGTTACAGTTTCTGACCTATCTTTAAATAGATATTTTGTAATTAATAAAAAAATGCAGGACCTCACAAAGTCCCCAGGATTTTCTTGGGAGATCGTAAAGAATGTAAAAGTTTATGTAAGCGTATTGGGTAGCAATGCAAACCCAACAGGCCTCTATTACGTATGCCTTGATGGACTTAGATTTGAAAACGTTTCAACCCTAAACCCACTATATGGCATGACAGGATACACTGTTGTCACAAATAACATAAACGACCAGCCACGTACAATCATTAAGTCACCAAACTCTACCAACTATGTTGAGTTTAGGTTTGAGGTAGATGTATAATGGCAGAAAGAAAGTTTATAAGGATACCTGCTAAAGATTTGCCAGATTTATTTTATGTCCCAGATGACAAAAATGCTCCAGAAGATGGTGGCAAGAATGTTTATTTTGCTAGATATCGCATAGCCTCGGAAGACGGAGTGCTTGCTTCACGATGGTCTCCCAAATTTGAAGTTCCTACAGGGGTAAGTGGATCAAACATTGCTCTTTATACTGGAGCGGTCGTGGGACAGCCTGCAGAATATAGTGTTACAAAGGGTAGTGGATCCCCAAAGATTCTTTCTATTACTTGGAACGTAGATAGGCTATTTCTAAACAAAAAAATTTTTACAAACAGATTTCACGTTTATGTAAGATTTCACAATAATGAAACAGAAACTGCTGCTCCATGGTCTTTTATGGGCGAGACGACATCCACAAACTTTTCAACGGTTGCCCCATCTGGCAAAAATAAGGTAGATGTTGCAGTTCTAGTCCCAACATATCGTGGACTAGATGCAGCCACAACCTCAACAGTCTCGCCAGAAACCTTATACCCAGAATCAGTTTTGCTTGTAAAAACAGACTTTACACTTTAATGCTATAATAGTAATACTATGGCTAAAACATTAAAAGAACCAACAAGAGGACAACCAATTGACGCTGCCTTCCTTTCTGACATTGTCAGGGCATTCAATGAAATCACCAGGAGTCTAGATCTACGTAAAGGCAAGACCTACGTAAAGGGAACAGGCAATCAGGCTTTGGTGACAACTAGAGCAACAGCAAATACTTCATTCTATGCAACTACGGCATTGATAAAACCTGACTCTGAAAATGTTTCTACATCTACAAAAGCAAGTGCAGAAATAAAGTTTTCAGAAATAGCCTTTGACGGACCTCCTGTCGTTACAGCAACAATAGTTGTTCCTACCGATAGCACAACTGGTGTAGAGCAAACGGCTATTGTGACAGTGTCCGACATTAACAAAGCAGGCTGCAAAGTTAATGTAAGATTTGCTGGATCTGGAATAGTCAAAGAACTATATGTGCAAGTAATTGCCGTAGGTCTTACCTCTTAGGACTAGTCTTGTCAACTAAAAACAACAACCTTGCTGCTGTTGGATATAATAGTAAGCCAGTAATTTCTGGGAATAAAAAAGTCTGGTTCTTAAACGGAGACCTTGTTCGTGTTCACCATCTTAACAAGTCTAATGGAATTATGTCTGTTTATAACATTGTAAAAGATCAGATTGAAAGTTGTCTAATTAGCGATTTTAAAAAGAATAGAGAACGTGCTTATACCGTAGGTCAAACTGCAGATCTAGTCAACAGGCACAAGAAGTATATGCCATCATTAATGAAACGAGGAATCATTCCTCACCCTACAGGTTCTCAAAAGGGGGGTAGCACAGGATGGCAGGTAAGAAGTTATTATTCAGAGTCGCAAGTTTTAGAGATTCGTGATATACTTGCTACCTACCATATTGGTAGACCAAGAAATGATAAGTTAATTACTAATGACATTACGCCTACAAGACAAGAGTTGACACGGCGTATGGGAGATGGTATACTTACATATACAAGGACTGAAGATGGACGGTTTATCCCTATCTGGTCCGAATCAATTTAATTGTTCTTGAAAGGAACAGGGTATGAATAACGAAGACACCAAGGTAACTGTTGGGCTAGGCTATACGCTCAACCTAGGCAATTTTCAATCATTGAGAATTGATGTATCTGTTACAGATAACAAGCGTGATGGTGAGAACACCAACGAAGCATTCGATCGTGTATACTCTTTTGTTGAAGCCAAACTTCAGGAAAAGGTTAACGAAGCCCAAGGCGAGATCGAAAGCAAGTAATGGCAGATCGCAAAGACCGAATGGCTTTGCTTTCAAGATACTCTAAACTACATACCCAAAAGTTTGAGGCAAAGCCATTATTGAATTTAAACGTAGAGCAGTGGGCATCAGATGCCCTAATCGAATCTTACACTTTACCTTTCTGCTACGACCTGCTAGAATATTACTTTAGTGTTGCACAAAATCCAACATGGAAATATTTTGCAAACTATGCTCACGACATAATTACCAAACGTGAACAACTAGAACTAGACAATAAAGAGAGAGCCGAACGCCGTAGACTGGCTAAGGAATGGTTAAACAATGAGTAATACAGAGGCTAGACTACTAACAGCAGTCCTACAAGACAAACAGGTTCACGTATTGCTGCAGGCAAACGTAGAGAATCTTTTGCGTACCCACAAAGACATTTGGCAGTTCATTAGAAACTATTCAGAAGCCAACTCTTCAGTGCCACCAGTATCCCTAGTGATCGAAAAGTTTCGTGACTTTACCCCAGCAGAAAACATTGGTGCTACCAAATATCACCTAGAAGAACTTCAGAAAGAATTCCTAAACGACAGCGTTAAAGAACTTCTTCGTAATGCTGCTTCCGACGTTCAGGCTGGTCACAGTGCAGAAGCCCTAGAAACAATCATTGCCAAGACTTCAGAACTCAAGAAGAACACTGCAACTATCCGTGACATTGATGCCACCGATCTTGATTCAGCAGTAGCATACTTTGAGAACCTAGCAAGACAGCAAGCACTTGGCTCAATCGGTATCAAGACTGGCCTACCAGGCTTTGACAACTACCTACCTGCTGGAATTACTCCAGGACAGTTGGGTGTCTTCCTAGCGTATCCAGGTATCGGCAAGTCTTGGTTTGCTCTTTACATGGCGGTACAGGCATGGAAGCAAGGTAGGTCGCCACTCATCATCTCTCTTGAAATGAGCGAGACAGAGGTTCGTAATCGTGTGTTTGCAATTATGGGCGAGGGCCTTTGGTCACATCGTAAACTATCTAACGGTCAGGTTGAGATTGAGGACCTAAAGCGTTGGCACTCTAAGGAACTTGCTGGCAAGCCAGAGTTCCACATCATCTCAAACGATTCTGGTGGAGAAGTAAACCCATCAGTTATTCGTGGTAAGATTGACCAGTATAAGCCAGACCTAGTTATCGTAGACTACCTACAGTTGATGTCGCCTAACCAGAAGTCAGACAATGAGACGGTACGCATGAAGAACCTATCTCGTGAACTTAAACTTATGGCTATTAGCGAAGAGATGCCCATCATTGCTATTTCATCTGCTACGCCAGATGACGTTACCAAACTAGACACAGTTCCTACACTAGGCCAGACCGCATGGTCTCGCCAGATCGCCTACGATGCTGACTGGGTTCTGGCACTAGGTCGTGCTACCAACTCAGACATTCTAGAGTGTGTCTTCCGTAAGAACCGTAATGGCTTTATGGGTGAGTTCTTAGTGCAGGTAGACTTTGACAAGGGCTGGTACAAGTACAAGGACTTTGAAGATAACTAAAAGAAAATTGGTTATAATAGAGTGTGGAAAATTTACACCATAAGTCTATTAAGCGGTTTTCATTTAGTGGAGAGATTCACGATGATTCGGCAATTCCAAGATTAAAAACAGAATACACTAGGTTGTTGAGACAACAAATGCGAGACTCTGGATATGCTGAAAGGCTTGACATTGACTCAGACTTTACGATCAGGTATAATAGAAAAACAGAAACCTTTATATTTAAAATATCAATATACGGAACATACATAGGAAAGAAGAAGATTGAATGCGTAGTGGGGATAGACGGCACAACAGTGATTTATACACAGCCGAGCAAATCCAGCGAATTCTTATTGGGTCAGGAATCGACATTGAATCAGAAGTAGATTCTGATTACATTATCTTTTGCCCATACCACAACAATTACCGTTCGCCTGCTGGAGAAATCGACAAGATAAACGGAACATTCTTTTGCTTTTCTTGCCACCACGTTGCTAGCCTACCAGAGTTCATCATGCACACATCTGGAAGATCTTATTTCGAAGCAATCCGATATATCAAGTCTAAAGAAACAGAAACTAACATTGAGCAGATAGTTAGTAAGGCTTTGGTCACTAAACCAGAATACACGCAGTATGATCAAGTTTTGATTAAGCGTTTAAACCAACAAGCATTAGATTCACCACGTGCCATGCGTTACTACTCTGGCAGACTTGTCTCAGAAGATTCTGTAAAGAAGTTTGGACTGGGGTTCTCCGAGAAGCAGGACATGGTAACTATTCCAGTCCACTCGCCTGACGGCACAGAGGTTGGCTTTGTTGGAAGATCAATCGAAGGCAAAGATTTTAAAAATACTCCAGGACTTCCCAAGAGCAAAGTCCTATTCAACCTACACCGTGTAAAGACATCAAGCAAGGTCTATGTTGTCGAATCATCATTCGATGCCATCCGCCTTGACCAGTGTGGCTTTCCAGCGGTAGCGACATTAGGTGCTAACGTATCTAATTTCCAAACAGACCTACTACAAAAATACTTCAATAACATTAT